CGGAATTACAGCTTAGATTAAAACATAATAATTTGATTCCGATAGAAGTAGGCGAGATCCTTAAAATTGACCGGTATGGCCGGTGCAGTTGGAGCTATTTTGAATTGAGTAATACGTGGAATGATATAGGTTATCCAAATGATTGGAATGAATTTGGAAACCTCAACAAATCAAATAAATACATATTTGAAACAGCAAAAACAATGGGGATTCCTTCAGAAGATGTCCGCTTGTTACTTCACTATGGTTGTGATGCAGGAGAGATCGAAGAGCTTCTTTATGATCCGAACCTGCTGCACGATATTATATCTGAAATCCGCTGCGACTGGTATGGAAAGGAGGCGAGCACATGGGACTGGGTGAGATCTTGATTGCCGTTGGTACGATCATCAGTATCATTGAAGACAACGATGAAGATTAAGGGAATTTAACACGGACAGAAAGGGCGGAAATCGGTTGAGTTCCGCCCTTTTCTGACAATTAAAAAAGTGTAAAAACACAAAATTTCAGTTGAGATAATCAAGGAGGAAAACAACAATGGCTGCAAATGTAGAAACGATGTTTTATGTTCGTGAGAAGCCCTGGCATGGCTTAGGAGTAGAAGTAGAGGAAGCGCCGACTTCAGCTGACGCATTGGTTTGCGCAGGCTTGAATTGGGAAATTTTACAAAAGGATGTTTATACTGCAGACGGCTCTCTTATTGATGGTTATAAAGTCAATATTCGCAACTCAGATAATGCAATGCTGGGTATTGTTTCTGAACGCTATAAAGTAGTGCAGAACGAAGATGCATTTCGATTTACAGATGATTTACTGGGTGCAGGTGTAACTTATGAAACAGCCGGAGCTTTACAGGGTGGCCGTAAGGTTTGGATGCTGGCAAAAATGCCGCAGCGGTATATTATCGGCGGGGATGAAATCGCGCCCTATATGGTTATAATGAATTCTCATGACGGCAGTTCCGGTATTAAAGTTGCTATGACGCCTATCCGCGTTGTCTGCCAGAATACCTTAAATCTGGCATTGAATAACGCAAAGCGGATTTGGACAACCAAGCACACAGAAAACGTTATGAACCGAGTCCATGAAGCACGTGAAACCCTGATGCTTGCCGAAGCATACATGGGTGGTCTGGGTCACGAGATTGATGCTCTGTCTAAAATTAAGCTTACTGATAAAAAGGTTATGGATTTTATGCAGGAATTCTTTCCGGCTACTGAGGATATGTCTGAAATTACGAAGAAGAATAATCTTCGGTTATTGGAGGATATGAAGCGGCGTTATTGGGAAGCGCCAGACCTTGCGAATATTGGTAAAAACGGTTACCGTTTTGTCAATGCCGTCAGCGATTTTGCAACGCATGCTGATCCTCTTCGTAAAACGAAAAACTACAATGAAAACCTATTTCTTCGCACTATTGAGGGTAACTCTTTGATTGATAAGGCCTATAAAATGGTACTCACTGCCGCGTAAGGAGGAATGATTATATGTCAGCAAAAATCTTAGCTTCTACTGAAAACATGTCCTACGAAGATTGGCTAGAGCACCGTCGGCTTGGTATTGGAGGTTCGGACGCTTCTATAGTTTGCGGCATCAATCGTTACGAATCCCCGGTAGAGCTTTGGATGGACAAAACCGGACAGCTTCCATATCAGGAAGCCGGAGAATCTGCCTACTGGGGCACACTGTTAGAACCTTTCGTAAGGTCAGAATTTACAAAGCGAACCGGTATTGAAGTTGACCATAAAAACGAACTTCTTCAAAGTGAGGAGCATCCTTTTATGTTGGCGAATTTGGACGGAGTTTGTGAAGTTCCTAATTACGGTACGTGCATCTTTGAGGCGAAAACTGCCTCCGCATATAAAGCCGGCGAATGGGAGGATTCCATACCCGATGAATACCAACTGCAAATCCAGCATTATATGGCAGTCACCGGTTATAAAGCAGCTTATATTGCAGTTCTGATAGGCGGCAATTCGTTCCGTTGGAAGTTTGTAGAACGTGATGAAGAACTGATTCATATGCTTATAGAATTGGAAACTGATTTCTGGGATTACGTAAGGTTAAGAACGCCACCGCCGCTGGATGGTTCAAATGCAGCAGCAAAGTTCCTTTCTGAACGTTTTCCGATCAGCAATCCGAAATCTAAAATTTTATTACCGGATTCCGCAGTTGATTTAATTGCAAAATATGATGCAGCCTGTGAGCAGCTAAAGGCAGCAACTGAGAAAAAACAGTATGCCGAAAACTTGTTAAAAGAAATGATGGGTGACAACGAAATCGGTACCGTTTGGAATCGAATTGTCACATGGAAATGTGTGACACAGGAGCGTCTTGACAGCAAAACGCTAAAGGCCGAACATCCAACGCTGTACAAAAAATACGCCAATAAGTCTACGTACCGCCGCTTTTCAATTAAAGCTACAGAATAAAGGAGAACGATTATGGATACTACAAATTTGAAAAACCGTTTAGGCGCAAAAGTTCAAATGATACAGGACCCGATATCCTCCGAAGCGCAAACGTCATTGATTCCAACCAATTCCGGTTATGTTGCGCTGGGAAGTAATGCATTGGAAATCATTAAGGATAATTTGAAAAATCAGCCGCTGTCTGTTCAGTTATTTGATATTGTGAAAGCACCGTCAGGCGGTTCTACGGTGTTCTCTGTTCCGAGTATTTCCGGAGATGAAGCCGAAAAGGAACTGACGGGAATTATCTTGGACTATACCACTCCGCGGGCCTATTGGGATAGCGCTGATCCGGTAGAAGGCACGCCGCCCGTCTGTTTAAGCCATAATAGTATCATGTCTCAAGATGGAAAAGTTTGCGCTCATTGCCCCTATAATGACTTTGGTTCCAGGGATGGGGAAAGCAACGCAAAAGCCTGTAAGGAATCGGTACTTCTCTTCCTGCTGCGCTCTGATAATGCTCTACCTCTGCTTGTCCGTATACCAGTGTCGAGCAAAAACCGCTTCCTTAAATATTCTACGCGATTGCTGAGCAGCTTAACACCTATCAATGGCGTTGTTACAAAAATTTCGTTAGAGAAGGCGACTAATAAATCAGGCAAGCCATATGCCGTATATAACTTTGAAGCAGTCAGCACGCTTTCTCCGGAAGAAGCTGCTCAGGCAAGAATCTTTGCAAAGCAATTTATGCAGGCATTGAATGCCACTGAATTAACACCTGAAGTTGCAAAAGCAAGTTAAGTAAATCCCTTTATTATAGCAGGTGTTCGTAAAGGTATAGCTTTACGAACACTCCGTTTAGAGGGCAAAAATACGTCCGAAAAGATCCAAAATCAATTTACGAACATGTCCGGAAAGTACAACACCTTTCCGGACACTTTTTTAGGAGGGAAAGCATTGAACCGTACATTTTACTACGCCCGCGTTTCATCCTGCGAGCAAAACCTTGACCGCCAGTTAGAGGCATTCTACAAACTGGGCGCGGAGGAGCGGGAAATTGTTACCGACAAGGAATCCGGAAAAGCCTTAACCGTTCCGGACATCAAGCATTGAAAACAACTATACTGCGTCCGGGTGATACGCTGGTCGTAAAATCACTCGACCGTCTGAGCCGAAATAAAACCGACATCAAAAACGAACTGCAATATTTCAAAAATAACAACATCCGCCTGAAAGTGATTGATTTTCCCACTACGCTGATAGAACTGCCGGAGGGGCAGGAATGGGTATTCGAGATGGTCAATAATATCCTGATCGAAGTGCTTGGCACAATCGCCGAGCAGGAGCGCAAAACCATTCGCCGTCGCCAGCGGGAAGGGATCAAAGTCGCCAAATCCAAGGGGAAGCATCTTGGCAGGCCATCCGCTGAAAAACCGGAGAACTGGGATGATGTATTAGCTTTATGGCGCAATGGTGAAATCACAGCCAGCGAAGCCAGACGCAGACTGGGAATGAAAAAGACCACCTTTTACAAAGTATTGAAAGAGGCCTACAACAAATAAACAAGGAATGGAGAACCCATTATGCATGATACCTATAAAATCAAGCTTATCGACCTGGATGAGCTTCGAGCTGTACTTTCTTTATATCGTCCTCGCGGCCTGTTCCTGTGCCGCGCGGGCAAGTGGTGGATAGCTGTTGACAATACAACCGGCGAAGCCTGGACAGAGGAGTTCCGATGGAAATGGCACGCGCTCTGTTGGCTGTGCGATAATTGAAAACACCGCTGGAAATTTCGAGTGAAGTGTGGTATACTAATCGTAAGAAGATAGAAAAGGAGTTTTGCATGGAATTTCTACCAAAGGACGCAAACATCTTGCCCCCTTCTGACGACCGGGTATTCAAGCTGATCCTGACCGCTGACGAATCAAAACCAGCATTGGTTGACCTGATCTCAACCGTGATTGGGAGGCATGTAAAGGACGTTGTTGTCCGCAATAACGAGATTGCACCGACCGACACACAAGAAAAAGCCGAACGGCTGGATGTAAACTGTCGCACGGATGACAATACTCAAGTCAATATTGAAATGTGCGCCAGTCGCATGGTGGAAGAGTCCGGCGGCGCACATCAGAATTTCAAAGGAAAAGCCGTCTATTATACTTGTGATTTGCATTCCTCGCAGCCGTCAAAGGGCGTGCGCCGGTATGACAAATTAGCGCAAACTTATCAGCTTACACTCAGTTCGTATACAATATTCCCACACCGTCCCGGATATCTTCATTCCTTTTCCCTGCGAAGTGATGACGACAACGAGTTACTATCAGATGCAATCCATATTATATTTGTCGAACTGGACAAATTGGAGGAAATTCTGAAAAAGCCGATACCGGTTATGACGGATCTGGAAAAGTGGGCGATCTTCTTCCGTTACGCAAATATACCCGAATGCAGGGACATTGTAAACGATGTGATCGAATCGAAGGAGGCGTTGAAAGTGGCAAGCGAGCGTTTAATGAGCATCAGCCAAGATGAAAGGGAACGAGCTATCTTTCGCAGTCGCAGAATGTATCAGTCCGATTTGGAATCTAATTTGGCTACCGCTGAAGACAATGGCATAAATAAGGGAATCGCAATCGGCAGAGATGAGGGAATCGCAATCGGTGCTGAAAACGCATTGCTGTCCTCTATTAAAAGCCTGATGAACAGCATGCATTGGACAGCGGAACAGGCTATGATTGCTTTAGAAATCTCTCCGGAGAAGCAAATTGATTATCGAAAGCACTTAGAAACGCAATCGACTTTGAATTGAGCTGTGAATTCAAGGAGATGTTGAAAGTGGTAAGCGAACGTTTAATGAGTATCAGCCAAGATGAAAGGGAACGAGCAATCTTCCGCAGTCGCAGAATGTACCAACCCGATCTGGAATTCAATTTAGCTACCGCCGAAGACAATGGCATAAATAAAGGAATCGCAATCGGCACCGAAAAAGCAATGATATCATCTATTCAAAGTCTAATGAACCATATGCACTGGACGGCAGAACAAGCAATGTCGGCTTTAGCGATTCCACAGGAAAAACGCACAGTCTATCAGAACTATTTTACGAAAGAGTAAGCTTTTGAACTATAATCAGCGCACAGTTAATCACTTGAGGGATTTGCATGGCTTATCCCTCTTTTTTCATAGCGGCACAATATACACAGGTTTTAATGGCCTATGCATCATAAGTGTTGTCCTGAAAATTAAAGGAAGTAATTTTCGAGAGGGGGGATTCCCTAAATAAATAAGAGCGTTCTTCCCCCCCTTGTAGAAAAGACACGCGCTAATTCGAGACACGATAAACGACACTTGAAACCTAAATCATTATGGTATGAATTCTGTCTTTTGCAGGAGTATGAGCGTAATAACATCGGAATATGTGTCTTTGATGCGTAGCTTTGTGTCATTCTATGAGTTTTTGCTGTAAGTATCCAGTTTTGAGAATTTAGACTGCACAAAAAGTACCATTACGTATCCTACCTGCTGACATACATCAAAGATTGGGTAGCCTCGCGGACGATATCTATAGGACCCTACGAAATAGATAATTTCAGGTAGATTAAGCATCAATTACCTCTG